TGTTTCCATCTCTGTAGCTTTGGTGCGAATAGCATCACGCCATGTTTGTATATTATTAGGTATGACTGTACCTTTGTCTACCTTACGTACAATATACCAATCTGTTTTACTAAGCAGAAAACCTTGTTGGCTTTTTACCTCTTGTTTAAGATTATACTTAACTCCACGGGTAACTACCTGATCACCGTTTTCATCAAGAAGAGGATCATCATTTGCATCTACTTCATTAATATCGGCTAGAGACTTTGCTGTACTATTTATCTTACCGTCTGAATCCATAGACCAGTTGTAAAGACGACTATCTGGGGGCGTATCCTCTATAACCTCTACAAGTCCTAAACTTTCTTTGTATTCTTTAGGCCATATATGCCAATTAGCAGGATGCTGCACACCGTTATCATCGGTCCAGCCCTTACCTGTTCTAATTGTTTTGCCATTATATTTCCACATTACTTTTTTCTCCTACGATTCAATGCCGTAAGCCGTTGCTGTTTTGAACGGGCTTTTAGCAAATGCCATGTATATGTAAGTCCCACCACTACCGTTAAAATCTGCGTGACTACTGCGATGCTTAAATCCATTACTAAGGAAATCAAAAAATTTTGTGGTTGCCGTCCATTCAGCGTCGATAGTATCAGCTTGTAAGATTGATGAGATTGTGTTGAATGGGTTACGAATACTGTCTCCTATTTCCCACGAAGCCGCCGAATCTGCCCGTTTGATCAGGAGCCATGTGGGTTTAAATCCTAAATGCACAAACGTGCCGTCAGTAGAGCCATTTCCCGTGTAGGTGCCAAATTTGCTGTACCCTTCTACCTCTGTAAAACAGTAAGCTATGTGTACGCCGCCAGACTTATTAACACCATCGCTTATTCCGATTGTGAAAACAGAGCTTGTCGGCGCAGTGTTTTGCCAAATCGTTGCGCTGGTTTGCTCTGCATTAGAGAGATTAAGAAAAAGGTTTTTTGTAAAGCCTATTCCACTGTGGCCGACGACCCAACTCTCAACGTTTGAAGTGTCTTTTATAAAAATGACAGAAGGGGCAGTACCAAGCCCATGACCTATCGTGGCGTTTGATTTAGTGCCTGTGTATTTTACAATACTAAAGCCAGCGGTTGTGTTAGCTGTTACCGTAGAAGTTATAGAACCATTAGAGTTACTGCTGCCGCTAGTGCCGCCAGCGGCCCAGCCCCAAGCCATGAAGTTGCCACTGCCGCTTGCACCGTTTATGTCGTTGTCGCTTCCACCGTCGCCTAAACTAAAGCCATCTGTTCCAAATGCCGTCAAACTTC